GCAGCTTGATCAGCGTCGCGCGAACGCAGCGCGTCGTTCGATTGAAAACAAGATCGAAGACAACGGCGCTTTCGGTCTGGCGAACGCAGGCGGCATCACCGGGTTTTACAACAACCCGAACGTGCCGATCACCACGCTGATCACTGGTACGTGGGCGACCGCGACCGCAGATCAGATCATCGCGGACATCAACAAGATGGTGACCGACTATCTCGTGAGCACGAAGGAAGCGTTCCTTCCCGACACGCTGGTCGTTCCGCAGGCTGCGTACTTCATCCTCGCGACGAAGCGCGTCAGCACGACTGGCGACACCGGCACAACGATCTTGAAGCAACTGCTTGAGACGTCGCCGTACATCAAGAGCGTTGTCTCGTGGACCAAGGGAACCAGCGCGGGCGTGGGAAGCACGACGCGCATGGTGCTCTACAAGCGCGACCCCGAAGTTCTTCAGATGTGCATCCCGCAAGAGTTTGAGCAGATGCCGCCTCAGGCGCAGTCGCTCGCGTTCACTGTGCCCTGTCACGCCCGCGTCGCTGGCGTGATCGTGTACTACCCGATCGCGATGCGTTACGCCGACGGCATCTGATCATGCCCGCACCGATGCGCTGACGTGCTTGCGCGTTGCGCATCGGTGCGATTCCCTTACGGACCCAACGAGAGAAGAAGGAAGAACGATCATGGCAAAGAGAGTGGAAGCGAAGACCGAGTCAGGAGCCGCGCCGCGCGTGGGCGCTGACAACATCGTGATCGAGCTACGTCGACCAACGAGGTACGACTTGCTTGCGGGCGTTGTGTTGTTGCCCGGAGAGAACAACGTCAGCCGCGCGCTTTGGGATCTCAATCTCAAGAGTGCGATGGTGCAGAAGTTCATCGAGCTTGGTCACATCATCGAGAAGGGCGAAGGCACCGCGAAGCCGATCGCTGATCAGCTTGGCACCGTGACGCCCGGTAAGGCGCGCTTGTGGATCTCCGCATGCGAGGACATCGAGCAACTGCGTCGATGGCGTGAGCAAGACACGCGGCCAGACGTGCGCGAGTACATCGACGGTCGGATCGAAACGATCCGCAACGGTTCGCAGATTCAAGCGGCGACTGACCAAGGCGGGACATACAGCGAGGGTTGATCATGGCAGCGCCTACCGTGATCACCGCGAGACAGTTCGTTCAACGCTTCCCCGAGTTCCGCGAGACGGACAAGGTGTTGATCGAACTGTGTCTTGTGGAAGCGGAAGATCAGGTAGGCGCGACTGTGTGGGGCAACAGACGCGCGATCGGGGTTCGATACTTGGCGGCGCACTTGATCGCAGCGGGACCGACAGGCGAGAAGGCGCGGCTCGCGAAGGACATGGACACAACGGTTTACCTGAAGCACTTCCGGCGAGCGCAGCTTGCAGCGTGCTCCGGGTTCCGAGTGGTAGGCGAAGACGCAAGCGAAGACGCATGAGCAAGAACGTAAAGATCAAGGACACCGACAAGGGCGCGAAGCGTATCCGCACCTTGTTGTCGAAGGCGCGCTTGTCGAAGGCGCGTATTCGTGTCGGCGTGTTCTCAGATCAATCTCGCGCGAATGGTGAACTCACGAACGCAGACGTCGCGACGTTCCATGAGTTCGGCACGAGCACGATCCCCGAGCGGTCGTTCATCCGGTCAACGCTGGACAACAGGCGCGCGGAGTTCGTGCGCTTCGGAAAGGCGCTTGCAGCCCGCGCGCTCGATGGCCACATCACGCTAGACGTCGCGCTTGAGGCGATGGGACTCAAGGTGTCGTCTGCAATGCGTGACACGATTCGCGCGCGCATTGACCCGCCACTTGCAGACGAGACGCTGCGACGCAAGGGCGAGAAGAAGTTCGTGCCGCTCGTTGACACGGGCGCGCTCCTGAACAGCATCACGCACAAGGTGCAAGCATGAGCATCGACTTCGCGATCATCATGCCCGCGCTCAAGACGTGGTTCACCGATGCGACGGGCCTTCAGTGTCGACTGAAGAACGAAGCAGACGGCTTCAAGAACACGACGCACGGCATCCTTGAAGTGCGCGGTGTGCGCGGTGTCCACGTTGACGATCAGCGTTCGACGTTCGCAGCGGGCGCGCTCTCATACGACATCGAAGGCAATCGCACGCTGACGCTTGAGGTTCGCGTGCGCTCGCGCTCGCAGGAGCCGCGCGACAACGCATGGACACCTATTGAACGCGCGCGCTCTCAGATGCGCGCACCGTGGACGAAGGCGCGCTTTGCTGACGTTGGCATCGCCCTGGTTGACGTGGGGGACACGACTGTCTTTGACGCACCGTGGCAAGACCGCGTCGAGAGCATCGCTGTCTTTGAAGCGCGGCTTGCTGTTGTCGCGCATCTCGACGACAAGCGCAGCAACGCGGGAGTCATCGATGAGGTCGAGCTTTCATCGAACACGTTAGACAACGCAGGCGGCGCGCCGCTGGACAGTGCATTGCAACTTGATCAGGAGATCATCCCATGAGTCTTGAAACCATCGTCAACGTAACGATCAGTTCGCAAACACGAGGCGTCACGCGCAAGGGCTTCGGTGTCGCGCTGATCGCCGGATATCACACGCTGTATGGTGCTCGCGTGCGCGAGTACAGCGACCTTGCCGGGCTCACTGCTGACGGCTTCACCACGTTCTCTCCGATCTACCGCGCTGCTCTCGCGCTGCGCAGTGGCACGAACAAGGTGCCGAAGTTCAAGGTCGGGCGTCGCGCGCTCGCGACGTCGCAAGTGATCTGGGTTACGCCGACAGTCACGCTCGTTGGCGAAGTGCTGACGATCAAGGTCACGTTCCCTGATGGCACGAGCACAACGCTCTCACGCACGAATCTCGTTGCCGAGACTGTCGCCACGCTGTCGACCGCGTGGGCTGCTCTGCTGAACGCGCTCGCGGCTTCGACAGCGACCGATGACACGACGCGCGTGACGTTCAACAGCACGACGGCTGGATCTCTGTTCTACCTTGAAGAAGTCTATGGCTTCGACTTGTACGACAAGAGCGCAGACCCCGGCATCGCAACCGATCTCGCTGCGATCACCGCTGCTGATGGTGACTGGTACGGGCTTCTCCTGGACAGCAACAGCGAAGCCGAAGTCAACGCAGCAAGCACGGTGACCGAAGCGCAAGAGCGCCTGTTCGGATACGCGACGGGCGACGCGACTGCGCGCAACGGCACAGCGGGAGGCGTGATGGATGATCGCTTCCTCGCGCAAGTGTTCCGCACGTTCGGCATCTTCAGCGAGAACACGTCAGGCTATGCAGCGGCTCGCGCGATGGGCGAGTGCTTCCCGCTCGACCCTGGTTCCGAGACGTGGAAGTTCAAGTCGCTTTCGGGCGTGACGGCTTCGATCCTCACCGCGTCGCAAGAGAGCGCGATCGAAGGCAAGAACGGAAACCACTATCAGATCCTTGCCGGGCTCGGCATCTTGCAGCAAGGCGTCGTTCACAGCGGGGAGTTCATCGACGTTGTGCGCGGGCGCGACTGGTTGGTTGCTCGCCTGCGTGAGCGCGTTTATGGACTGCTCGCGAACGCGCGCAAGGTTCCGTTCACTGACGCGGGCGTCGACATGGTTCGCAACGTCGTGCTCGCACAGCTTCGCGAAGGCATCGGTGCGGGCTTGCTCGCGGCTTCTCCCGAACCTGTCGTGACCGTCCCGCTTGTTGCTGACGTGAGCACTGCGGACAAGGCGGCGCGCTTGCTACCGGACGTCGAGTTCAGCGCCACGCTCGCGGGCGCGATTCACGCGGTCGAGATCAATGGCGTGATCTCTGTTTGATGAACGCGCGCACGCGCAAGGAATGGTGATCACATGAGCATGAAAGTCTACGACGCGGATCAGGTGTCGATCATTGTCGGCGGGATCCTGATTGACAGCGGGTTCGCTGATGGTGAGTTCCTTCGCATCGAGCAGGAAGGCGACGACTTCACCGACCTTGTCGGCACTGATGGTCAGGTCGTGCGCAGCAAGAGCAACGACAGACGGGCGACCGCGACTGTGCTGCTCTCGCAGACCAGCGAAGGCAACCAAGCATTGAGCGCGCTGTCGAACTTGGATCGCTCGACGCCGAACGGCGCGGGCATCGTTCCGTTCCTCGTGCGCGATCGTCAGGGCGCATCGATCTACACCAGCGAAGAATGCTGGATCATGAAGCCGCCTGACGTGAGCTTCGATCGTGAAGCGACCTCGCGCGAATGGACGATCCGTCTCGCGAACCTGGTGCGCAACGACGCAGGGACTTGATCGCCACTGAAGAAGAACGCAACGGCATGAACCACGGAGGGACCCCGTGATCGAGCAACAAGAAAAAGAGATCGGAAAGACACGTTACAGAGTGCGTCAGCTTGGCGCGTCGAAAGGCATGCGCCTGCTTACGCGGCTCTACAAGCTGCTCGGCCCATCGCTCGCGGACTTGTTGCGCGGCGCGGGCTCTGGGCTCGCGGACATGCCGACCACGATCCTCGCGGACGCGCTGCGCTCGCTGTCTGATCGCTTGCCTGATGGCGAGCTTGACGCGCTCGTCGATGAGCTATCAGCAACGACAGAGATCACGCACGACAACGGCGCTCACTGGTTGCAACTGCGCACCGAGAAGGAGCACCACTTCGCGGGAAACTATCGCGAACTGTTTGCGTGGTTGGGCTTCGCGCTTGAGGTGAACTTCTCGACTTTTTTAGTCGGGTCGGCGGATCTACGAAGCGCGCTCGTAGGTTTGCTCAAGCCGGTGTCGTCACCTTCGCAATCCCTGAAGGGCTCGACTGGAGCATCCACCGAATCGCAAGTAGTCAACGATACGCGAGCGGGCTCGTAGAGATTCAAGAGCAGTGGTCGCTGCTTGATGTGCATGACGCGAACGCAGTGCTTGACCTGATCGAAGACGCGCAGACTCGGAGATGATGAAGTGGGAGCGACAACGATCAGAGAGCTTGTTGCTTCGTTCGGACTTGAGTTCGACGACAAGGGATCGAAGAAGCTAGACACTTCGATCGGTGGCGCGGTCGACAAGCTCGGAGGTCTTGGCGCTGCGCTTGCTGGCATCGCGGGAGCGGCGGGCATCGGCGTCGTGATTCACGAAGTCATTCATCTCGGCTCTGAGATCAACGACATGAGCCTTCAGCTTGGCGTGAACGCGCAAGAGCTTCAGCGATGGCAGTTCGCGGCGGGCCTTGCTGGCGTCGACGCGGGCACATTGAGCACGAGCATTCGCAAGCTCCAGCAGAACGCGAGTGGCGCAGCGGGAGGCAGCAAGGAACTGACCGCAGGCTTTGAAAGTATTGGCGTGAGCGTGCGCGATGCGAGCGGTCAGTTGAAGACTGGAGATCAACTGCTGAACGAGACTTCTATCGGGCTGTCGCAGATGACGAACGATACGGAGCGCGTTGCGCTTGCGACGAAGCTGTTCGGTCGCGCGGGCGCGAAGCTGATCCCTCTGTTCAAGGAAGGCGCTCACGGGATCGCAGAGATGAAAGCCGAAGCCGATGAGCTTGGTGGAGTGCTTGGCGATGATCTGATCAAGGCAAGCGACGAAGCAGGCGACAACATCGATCGCATGGCGTTCGCATCGCGCGGGCTCAAGGTTCAGATCGCGAATCTGTTGATGCCTGCAATCGTTCGCATGACGGGCGCGATGGTCAAGGGCGCGAAGTGGTTCAATGAGTTTACGCAGAAGACGAACGTCTTGAAGATCGTGCTCGCAGCGGTCGGCGCTGTGGCGATCAAGACTGCGTTCGCGCTGATCACTCCATTCATCCCGGCGTTGCTGTTGATGGGCGCGTACATCCTGATCGTTGACGAACTGTGGACCACGTTCACAGGCGGCGACTCGATCATCAGTCGCACGATTGATCTCTTGTTCGGGGTCGGCGCGACGAAGGCGGCGATCGAAGCGGTCACCGAAGCCGCGAGCGGGATCGCGTTCGTGTATCGCGATCAGGTCATCCCTGCGCTTGAGGACGCGGGCAAGCTGTCGCAGGAAGTTTCGTCGCAGTGGATCAGCGATTGGTCGGAGGTCGCTTCGTTCATCAGTGACAGCGTGGGCGGCGCGATCGACGCGATCGGTGAATCGTTCGCGGGCTTCGCTGATGACTGGATCGCGGGCTTTGATCTGATCAAGCAATCGCTTCCGAAGAAGCTCGCTGACCTGCTCGGTATAGATCAGTCACCGACGAAGGCGCGCGACACGGGAGCGCGTGACAGACTCGCGCGGAGAGAAGCTGCGAAGGCTTCCGTCGCTGCGCAACAAGGCGGCGCAGACGCGAACCGCGTGACGCTTCAGCGTGGCACGGGCGCGAAGTTCGCAGTCAATCGCGCGGGCGCAAGCGCGACGCTTGAGGGCGCGCGCGCGAGGGAGAACTTCGACCGTACAGTCGGCGGGATGCATCGCGGCACTGGTCGCGTGATTGACCCGGCGCAGACGCGCGCCGCTTTCGAGTCCGCGCTTCAGCAAACGAACAACATGAACATCAACGTGCATGTGCCCGCTGGCACAACGACGGCTGACGCAACGACCATGATGCAGGTCGCGATTGATCGCGCGCTGAAGAATCAACACAGGCGCGCGCACCATGCGCTCAAGCACGGAGCGGCGCGCTGATGGCGATCGTCGACATACTCTCGGGCGCGATCG